CGCAGAGTCCCTCCAACAACAGTATGGAGGTGAGGCAGGGTTTGGTCTAACTCAGACCAGACCGAGTGCCATCAAGGAACGGGGGATGAAGACGAGAGTGGTGTCACTGTTTCCAGCGACGGTCGTCGTCATTGCACAGAGAGTCAACAAATGTCTTCTGAAGATGGTGGGTATGGACCCAGCGCATTATCAAGACAACAAAAGTGACTTGACTGCAATGCTTGGCAAGGCCGGCACAGACCGTCAGCTCTATAGTTCTGACCTAACCTACGCTTCCGATTTCCTCCAACATAATGCCTATAAGGCATTGTTGAAGGGCATCTTCCGCGGGGTTAGGTCAAGGACTACAGAAACTGACATGCCTGTGTGGCACGACGACGGTGTTCTCGAGTCTGTCCTAGAAATGGTTTCAAGCCACTTAATCACTCCCCAATTTGACGACGGATTCCCAGCGGAATCCGGCCAGATTGAGCAAATGGTAAGAGACAGTCCGACGAAGGGAATGACAACCCAAGGCACCCCGATGGGGCTTGGGGTAACATGGCCGTGTTTGGCGATGTTACATCGATTCGCTACGTTGCGGAACATTTCAAAGGCAGACCGACGAAGGGTTGCGCTGAAGGGCGATGATGCACTTTTGAACGTTTCCGAGAAGACATACCAACAGTACGCAAGGAACCTTGCGGACTTGGGACTTGTTATCAACCATAACAAGACCCACAAGTCTAAAACTGGTGGGATATTCTGCGGAAAGTTTGTGCATCTCCACCAAGGCAGGTTTGTCCAGTTCAAGTCGCCAAAGGCATCTGCCATCATCCTCGCTAAGAGAGATGGTAACAAGATGCATGATGACGACACACCAACAGAAATGGTGTTGGGACCCGCGATCAGGGCCGAACTCCAGGGCTGTCCAGCATGGACCAAAGAGAGGGTTATGAAAACCGTCAAATGGTACCACAAAGGAATGCTCAGGAGAATGGCCAAGACCGGGATCCCACTTTACTGGCCAAGAAGCCTCGGTGGGTTCGACCTTCCTGGACGCTGCCGTGCGACAACGGAGTGGCGAATTGCCAGTGCGAACTTTGTGTCCGGGCACAAAGGAAAGTCAGGTAACCCCATTGGATGGGGAAGCCTGATGACCCTTAGTGCAAACGAAACAGAGCTTCACGGCAAAGCCAATTCCATTGCCGACGAGATTCTAAGCAGAATCTCTGAAGTTGTCGTTACCAAGCGTGGAAAGCTCGGTACAATTCGTCAGGCACACTTAGAGCGCGCCAAACGGCAAATAACAGGACGCAGTTCCCCAGGTTCTACTTCTACAGTTTCCAGCAAGGAATCAGCTCGTGCAGGTTTACAGGTTCAAGAGGGTCACGTAAGTGACCCGAATGACCCAGACTACAGCGCCGGCACCATCCGAGGGGAAAAGGCTGAAATAGCCCGAAGGGAACAGGTGGAGAACGTCTTGTTCTTTGCAGTTGCTGGTCACAAAGGTGACGGCAACGAACTGCGGATCCCCGGTCAACCACTCATGTACACACGGGACCCCCGGCCTATTCAGGCGGAGGAGGTCTCTGTTCCATGTGTCGGTGATGACTGGGAGGCAGAGGTATGGGCTCACTTCTACGAGAGGAGTAAGTTCATTGACCACTGCATTCCGGACCCAAGCACAGAAGTAGATGCGATCGTTAGTGGAACCGCTAGGGCTCCAATCAGTGACATTTCTGAAACTGACCTTCCAATCTGGCTAGGAATGCCAGAAAGGAAGCTGCGGACTGCATTCACGACTGTACTCGAGTCACGCCTTCGGAAGACAAGCGTTTTCACATCTGTCCCATCACTGGGAAAAGGAAAGAAAACGCTGACCCCACCGAAAGCGGAGGAAAAACCCGATGGCAACTTCAGACAGCGCGTCCAACGCGTCCTTCAAGTTGCCCGCAGATTACACAATCAAAACCCACACAAGAAACCTGTGGGAATGAACCATGTCCGTCGGCTGGCTGCCGCTCACCAATGTTTCGGTGAACGCCTGCTTAGCCTCGGGGATGTCGTGTTTATCTGCGCCTTTCTCAAAATCGATTTCGACGGTGTGATGAAGCACCTTGAAAACGACATGGGAGAACCACCCAATTGGTGCCGACTGGAGAACAAGTCGGCGCCAAATGTTTGGCAAAGCGAGTATGCTGCCGACTTGATACGGAGCAGAAACGAAACTTACAAGATTGTACGCGAGAAGCGTAAAGAGCTTGAGGTTATCGATCTGACCGTACCAAGACGGACGGAAACCCGCCTGCCTGGCGGTTCGAGTGACACAACAGCCAAAGCTAGTCCACTAGAGCGACAAGATAATTCTTGGAACTTCTAAGCGGATATAGCTAAGACTGTTG